AGCAAGTCCTAACGGATGTTGTCGTTCAAATCAACGGAACCGCTGTTTCTCAGTCGGTGAACTCGGTTGAACTGACCACTACCGCAGACGCTATTGAGACCACCTCTTTTGGTGACTCCGGTTGGAGAACCTACAAGGGTGGCCTAAAGAGCGGTTCAGTAACCCTCAGCTTCCACAACGACTATGCGGCAACCGCACTGGACAGCGTTCTATACAACCTGTTCAACACTGTCGCAACTGTCACCATCGCTCCCGCTGGAACTCCAGTTGGAACCTCAACCCCTAAGTATGAGTTCACAGCTCTGATTGACAACCTAGCTCCTGTATCAGGGGCCGTTGGGGACCTCGCAGTCCAAAATCTGACCTGGACCATCACGGGGGCCGTGGTTCGTGGGACCGCAGCCTAAATAACTAAATAGAAAGAAAGGAAACCAAGTATGAGAATGCAGCTTGAAGTCGAGTTCTTGGATGGAACCAAAAAGGATGTCCAAGTTGTGATGTCCGATATGGTGAAGTTTGAGAGCGAATTTTCACTAAGCATTGCCAAGCTAGGGCAGGAGATGAAAGTAACTCACCTGCTCTGGCTTGCTTGGTCTTCGCTAACCAGACAGAAGCTGGTCACTGCTGACTTTGACAGTTGGGTAGAGACTGTAGCCTCTATTGGTGCGACTGACCCAAAAGCATAAAGGGGCTAGGAGATAGCTCTGCTCACTGGTATTTAGTTTCACTGGCTTATGAATACAAAATAAGCCCGACTGAATTGCTAAAGCTAGATGAGCGAATGCTCTGGACAATGGGTCGTTACCTAGTCTGGCGAGCACAAGAACTCAATAAATAGCAAAACCCTCGGCACTAACACCGAGGGTCTTTGCTTTTCTTAGGCGATGAGCCTGCTCATAACCTTTCGCTCAGGATGTTCGAACTTGTTTAGGTATTCAAAGCGAACAATGTTTAGAGCTTCATTTGCGTCTAGCAATCTGCCAGTCAGCAGATAGATGATTCCCTGCACTGCTCTGTCATTCAGACCTAGCTGTTGCATTGCCCTGACAGCTCGGCGTGGGCTTAGGTGGAACCAATAGGCCATAGTGTCGAAGCTATTTCCAATCAGCCCGTCTTCAGTTGTAGCCGTTCCAGTAAAGACCGAGACAGCTGCCGTGACTGCGTGAAGCCAGTCGGTCAAGAAGTCGGCGGTGTCAATGTGGAGACGCCCAAAGTATTCGTGCTCTTTGCGGTGTAGTCCCTCATTGTCACTCAGCAGCAGAAGCGTCTGAATCTCCATCATTTCATAGGCGACCCAAACATCATCGCCGTTCATCTTCAAATCAGCAGACTCGAAGACAGATTCGAAGTTTTCGAATAGCAGTTCTTTCATTGCTCCCATAGGTTAGCCCCTCCAGTTCGTGTATTTAGAGCGGGGCTCTCCGAAGTATTTCTCGCTGTTTTCAAATCCGGCAACATCTAAGAAATCGTATTTAGTCCAGTCCCAAGACCGAACCATCCAATACGAGTCTTTGCCGTCATAGACAAAAAACAGGCCTTTGCCGAAAGGCAGTCTGACTGCCCAAGTGTGTTCGTAGTTATAAACAATGCTCATTGCTTTCCTTTCTTTGAGCTAGCTAAAGACTATGCCAGTTGGCTTCGGGGCGGGGCAAGAAAAGATAACGGTTTGATAACAAGGTAGAATTGAAGGGAAAAGGCGGTCAGATGCTCCAGTTCCAAATCCCAGTTCTAGGCACTATAAAGCCAAGCTACTCGGTCAAAGACATTCGACAGCTTCAGAAGAACCTGCGAGAGATTGAGCCAGGGCTAAGGGCTCAGTTCGTCAAAGAGGTAAAGGTCGTGGGCCGTGAGGCTCAAAAGCCAATCAAGAAGGCAATTCGCAGAGTCGTGCCTCTGAGCGGTATGAGGTTCAACTATGGCAACACTGGCTGGGGAATGGGAAAGCCTATTGACTCCACAACTGTTCGATTCAGAACTCAAGCAGGTGGTCGTAGCTTGACTACTTCTCTAGTTAGCGTTCGACTAAATTCCGCCGCTGTCAACATTATGGATATGGCGGGCCGTTCCGGCAGAAGTGTCGGACAGGGTAAAAGACAAAGCGGAATGACTCCAGTTGTTCGAAGAACTGCCAGTGGAGATTTGGTTGCTTACGCTCGTAGAACACCTATCGAAGCAGGTCGCAAGTTCATAAACAATTTGAACGCCGCCGCTGGTATCGTAAAGAGAGCCGCTTCTCGTATTGCTTGGCCTGCTGTCGAAAAAGACTTGCCTGACTTCGAGAAACGAATTGACAGCATTATTCAAAATTACTATCGAGTTGCGAATAGGAAGTTCCGCTAATGGCAGTGAATGTAGTCCTAAAATCTGTCTGGGATGACAAGGGTATAAAGAACGCCACTAAGGCATTCGATGTTTTTGGTAAGTCTCTTGGTCGTATCGGCGGCTTGGTAGCGGGTGCTTTCTCAGTTGGGGCACTTGTCAATTTCTCTCGTGCGGCTGCCGAAGATGCAAAATCACAGGCACTCTTAGCCGAGCAGCTCAGAAATACTGTCGGTGCTAATGAGGAGATGATTGCCTCTGTCGAGGATTCAATCTCCAGAATGCAGACCTCTGCCGCAGTCGCAGATGATGTCCTTAGACCTGCCTTTGGTCAGCTAGTTCGTGCAACTGGAGATGTCGGTCAGGCAACTCGCCTTATGGACATTGCCCTGGATGTCTCAGCTGCAACTGGTCGTGACCTAAGTTCTGTCACTGTTGCTCTATCAAAGGCCTATCAGGGAAACACCTCTGCCCTGTCTCGTCTTGGAATCAAGGCAGAAGAGGGAACAGATGTCTTTGCAATGCTCGAAGAGCAGTTTGCTGGGGCCGCTGAAACCGCTGCTCGCAATGACCCATTCCAGCGACTAACAATTATTTTCGGTGAGCTCGAAGAGCAAATCGGGCAGATGTTCCTACCTTATCTAAATGAGATTGCCGACTACTTTGCAAGTGCAGATTTCGCCACAGCTTTTGCTTCAATGGCAGCTTCTATCGGTGAAGCAATAAAGCAGATTGACTCTCTATTTAGACAGCTCACAGGTTCGACTGCCCTCACATTCTTCATAAACCTCGTTGACGCTGCGGCTGTTGGTTTATCTCAAATTGCCTTTGTGGCTGGAGATGCCGCAAAGACAATCGGAATGATTTTCTCTGGTGACTTCGCTGGAGCGGGTAGACAATTCAGCACATTCCTAACTCGCTACAACGCTTTCGTTCAAGAGATTTATCGCAAACAAGACGAGGCTAAGGCCAGGGCCAACAAGCAACAGAAGTCTGGCTCAAGCTTTATTCCTACCCTGACCCCGACCACTAAGAAGGGCAAGGCGGATACCAAGAAAGAATCTGACAAGGCCGCTGAAGAGCAGCGTGAGGCACTTGCTAAGGCCCGCAAACTTATAGACGATGCCAACAAGCAACTCGCAGAAATGCAATCAGAGCTTGCCTCGACCCTTGCTCAGATAAATGCTGACTATGCCAAAGAGGTAGCAGCTGTCAACAAGGACTTCGCCAAGAGACTAAACGACATTGTCCAGCAGTCTCAAAACAGACTTCGTGATGCTTACCGTTCTGTCGTTTCTGTCAGCATCTCAGACCTCTTCGGGGAACGCACAACTCAAAAGGTCAAGACCGAAATAAGCAAGCTGGTCGGAAACATCCGCACCACGATTACTCGTGAGACCGAAGAGACTGTTGGTGGCTCAGTCAATGACCTCGTGGCAGGTCTAACAAAGAGGCTGACTGACTCCAAGACACTCCTTGAGAATGCCTCTCTATTGGCCTCCAGAGGCTTCTCTCAGACCTTTATAGAACAGGTTGTGGGTGCGGGGACTGAAACCGGAAATGAGCTCGCTAAGGCGATTATGGAGGCTACTCCGGAGACCCAGGACGAGCTTCGTAATCTGTTCAACGCTGTCGAGGCTCAGGCCAATAACGGAATGGATGTTCTAGCTAAGTCAATCTATGACAAGGCTGGACTCGCAACTCAGGAACTCAAAGACCTTTACACCGCAACTCAGCAGGAGCAGGTAGATGCTTTGCTTGCTCTACAAGAGGAGCTGCAAAAGAACCTTGCCGATGCCAACCTTGCTTTCCAGAAGTCGGTGGCAGAGCTTAGAGAAAAACTCAAAGAAGACCTCGAAGCAATCAAGGGCGACCTGTCATCCCTCAAGGCAGAGATTGACTCTCTAATGGCAAAGCTCGCTGAGCTGGCTGGAATGGATGCGACTGCACCTAGCGTCAATATCCCGACTACCAGCCCCGTCATCCCAAAGGTCCCAGCTCCAACTAAGAAGCCTGCGGGCACAACGATAAATGTCATCACTAAGACAGACCCAACCAAGTCTGCCGCTGAGACTGGCAAGCAAATCGCCAAGGCCGTGAACAAATACACGGGTGGTGGCGGTGGAGTTAGAACAGGATTTATAGCTCTCTAATGGCACAACCTACGCAGAAGATTGAGATTGGTTTTGACCTAACCGATTCTGGGACAGGTCCGTTCTTTCGTCTTGACGACCCAATTCAGGGTGTCCTAGACAACACCTCATTCGTTTTGGGTGGCGAGCTTTTCTACGATGTCACGAGCTTTGTTACCTCTGTCTCAATTACACGAGGTAAGAACCGAGAGCTAGACCAGTTCGACCAGGGTCTTGCCAACATTGTCTTCAACAACAATGACCGCACCTTTGACCCTGAGTATGCAGCTAGCCCATTTGCAGGACAGATTATTCCTAAGAGACAGGTAAGAATAAGCTCAGGAAATCTCATTCAGTTCTATGGGCTAATTGACGACTGGAACCTAACTTACGAACCAAACGGCGACTCAATCGCCGCTGCCGCTTGCTCAGATGCAACTGCCTCATTCGCATCGCAGACACTCTTCACCAGAACAAACACTGCCCAGAAGTCAGGGGAAAGAATAAATGAAATCCTTTCTCTACCTGAGATTGACTGGCCTCTATCCCTGCGTCAAATTGACACCGGGCAGATGACCCTCGGTGCTGACACAATCGCCGACAACACAAACGCTCTTGAATACTTCCGTCTCATTGAGCAGTCAGAGCCCGGTGCATTCTTCATCGGTAAGGACGGGTCGGTTGTATTCAAAGACCGCATCACTGCACCACTAACCGATGGCGTGACGCTCTCAGATGATGGAACTGGCATTCCTTACCAGACCATCCGAGTTCAATACGGTTCGGAGCTGTTGGCAAATGAGATTGTTTTGGAGTCTGCAATTACAACAACGCAGGTAACACAACAAGACCTCGACTCGATTGAAGAGTATGGAATCTTCAACCTGACTCGAACTGGCCTTTTGATTGGTGACGATAATGACCTAATCGAGCTAGCCGATTTCTACTCTCAGAAATACTCATCCCCTGAATACCGCTTTGAGGCTGTAGACATTCTGCTCGATGAGCTAACTCTTGAGCAGCAGGCCGACCTACTAGCCCTTGAGCTGGGCGATGTTGTGCAAATCAAGTTCACCCCAAACCAGCTTCCCCCTGCCATAAATAAATACGCTGAAATCATCTCGGTCAATCACTCGATAGACCTTGACAACCACATTCTGACGCTTGGCTTCGCCACGCTAGACTTTGCCCTGTTCGTCCTAGATGACGCTCAATTTGGTAAGCTAGACTCAGGCAACGCTTTAGCCTTCTAAGAGGAGATTCAATGGCTGGATTAGGCCGCAAAGTTTTTACCGCAGGTGAGGTTCTAACCGCTGCGAATGTTCAAGACTACCTACAAGACCAAGCTGTTATGGTCTTCGCCAGCACTGCCGCTAGAGGCTCTGCCCTGGGGACTTCAGTAATCAGCGAAGGTATGGTCACTTACCAGACCGACTCCAACACAATCACTGTTTATGACGGAGCAACTTGGCAGCAGGTCTACCCTGCTTCTGTTACCTCAATCGCAGGAACTCAGGTTCAATTCGGTGGAACAACAACCACTACCTCGATGACCGCAACCGCAGCTCTAGACAATGGAACTATCTGGGTCAACGGAACCGCTGCCGTAACGATTACCGTTCCAGATGTTTTGAACACTTGGGACACATTGACTATTTGGCGTAACGCTGGTGGAACTGTAACCATTGCACCTGGAACCGGAGTTACGGACTGGGCTGGGGCCGGAACGGCGGCATCGGGAACCTCTATTAGCCTCACCTTCAAGATTGACCAAACCTACAATGCCGCAACTGTTCAAAAGGTTGCTGCTAACACTTACCGAGTAGTTGGAAAGATTACTGTCTAATGCCTATTCCTTTAGGAGTTCTTGCTGTTGCAGGAGCAGGTGGCGGTGCAGCTGGTGCTTATGACCTGCTTGAAACTACTATTCTGACCACGAATACCGCAAGCGTTACTTTTAGTTCTTTAGGCTCTTACTCTGCCTATAAGCATTTGCAACTTCGTTATACGGCAAGAGTGGATGTATCTTCAACCTCTTTTGAAGTAGATTTATTTGCAAGAATAAACGGAGTTACAACGGCAGGTTCTTATAGAAAACATCAACTAAGGGGCAACGGAAGTTCTGTTTCAAGCGAATCGGCTAGTGAAGATTTATTGCGTTTTGGAGGTGTTCCTGCCGATGGTCAAACTAGTACCAACCAGTTCGGCCCTGGCATTATAGACATTTTAGATTTCAATAGCACTAATAAACTCAAAACGATTCGTTGGTTTGGTGGTCAAGTAATCTTTTATGCTAGTTCTACACTTGATGGCTATGTTCAACTTGTCTCCGGTGCTTTGCAATCAACAAACGCAATAACCTCTATACAGCTTTTTGTAAACGATAATTTTGTTCCAGGCTCTCGCTTCTCTTTATACGGAATCAAGTAGGCAGGGAAAGGAAAAACTATGCCAACCCCGACTTATGATTTGATAGCTTCTAATGTTCTAGGCTCTAGTGCCACAAGCGTAACTTTTTCTGCAATTAGCGGTAGCTATCGTGACCTTGTCTTAGTTTTTGATGGGTCTTTTACTTCATCAGGGGCGTTTTACATTAGAGTCAATTCTGATTCTGGTAGTAATTATTTTGCGGTCAGAATGTCTGGAGATGGTAGCACTACTGAATCAGCTTCATTCGCTTCTAGTAGTGCTGGCATTATTGGAAACGCTGGCTCGACAACTAGAGTAATGGCTCAATTACAACTTCTCGACTATTCATCAACTGATAAACATAAGTCTTATCTTTCAAGAAGTAGTGATTCAGCAACTAGGGTTGCTGCTTTTGCTGGCAGATGGGCATCTACATCAGCAATTACAAGCATTCAAATTGGTAGTTTCTTTTTTGGGAATTTTCAGACCGGTAGTTCGTTCTACCTATACGGAATAGTGAGCTAATTATGGCTATGACACTTGTAAGCACAGTAACAGTCGGTTCGGGCGGTGCTAGCGAAGTCCTAATAACTGGAATACCGCAAACAGGCAAGGATTTACTAGCCGTATTGAGTGTTCGAG